TCTTCTTCGTGTCCACGATCTCTTCTCCTTTCCGATGGGGGTCCGCAGGGTCTGGCCTGCGGACCCGAGGTCACCCGACGGTGCCCGTCGGGCGGTGCAGCGACCGGCAGGCGCAGGTGAGCTTCCGCTGCTGGAGGCGCGCCTGACAGGCGGTTCCGGTGCCGGTGTGCTGCTGAGCGGAGTGCGTACAGCGGGTGCAGCGCTCCTCGCTGGCGTCCTTCACGGTGATTTCTCCTTCGGGATCGTGACGTCCGAGGTGTTGTGGACCTCGCTCCACCTGGCCATTCTTTCGATCTTGACGAGGTGGTGACGGACCTTCACGTGAAGGGGATCTGGGTGTTCTTGCGGTTCGAACGCGATTCGCCTTGTAATTCCAGGCGAACTCCCCCTACCACCTTAGACCTTGCGGGCAGAAGAACACGGGGATGTTCGCCTTGCGAGCCATCGCCACGCAACCTTCCGTGCCATGCGTGGCGTGTTCTTCGGGTCGTCGACAGCGGCTGGAGGTACAGGCCAGGGCGAACACGAGCACCATGTCCGGCCCCATGTTGACCATCCTTTGGTTGCGCTTGTGGCCTGCCCCGTTGCCGTGCAGATCCCATTCCTGCGGAGTGACCGGCACCTTGACGAGGCTGTCTTCGGGTAGGTGGCGCGCCGCCCAGACCCCACTCAGCTTGTCGGCACCCCGCGCTTCACCCTCGATCAGAGTGAAGACCCCGTACCTGCGGAGCAGTCGGTTCAGTACGTCCTCGACGGCCCATCGGTCGCGCCATTCGCGGGAGCCGGTGATCAGAACCTTCACAGAGGTTCCTCCCAGTGGGATTCAAGTAGGTCCTCAAACCCTAGCAGCAATGGCCTAGGTCACGCCAGGCCACTTCACGAGCCGTGGTCCGACGCATCGGGCGAACGCCCCCGAATAGGGACATCCCCTGCGCGACCCCTCCCCGGTGCGCTCTCGGATCCCTCGACCCACGTCTCTGCGCACATAAGATCCTGTATGTACATGTTCGGGTGATACGCCCGATTCACCCCACCAGCCGAACCCGTTCGCGAATCACGGCGAATACGGACACACCTGGGTAATCGAGGCGAAGCCTTTGGGCCGACATAAGGGAACGGCCGACCCCTCGGAGGTGAACTCGGACATCCCGGTGCATTCTCCGCCGGGCGAATCGCAGCGAATCTGGACATTCGCTCTGTTCGCCCAGGTCGGAGCGCCTTCCATGCGTGTCCGTTTCGCCTGATTCGCCCTCGGGATTCGGAGGGCTTCCATCCGGATTCGACTGACTTCCCAGTAACTTCTTGTGAGTTCGTGAAGGTTACGTAGACCCCATCCGGGAGAACCGGACTCTCGAACTCCTCTTCCCGGACACGCAAAACGCCCCCTGGATGGCTGGGGGCTTCTCCAGGGGGCGTTTCACCGAGGGCCCACGTACGACAGCGTGGGACGTACAACGAAAGTAGCAGGAGTTGGACTACGGCATCCAGACTTCGCTGCCGCTCGGGCGCGAGATGACGGCCTTCTCCGTCAGGACGGTCCGGCTGACGATCGTGAAGTACTCGATGTCCACCACGTCCCTCTGGCCGACCCGGACCAGCTCCCCGCTGACCCTGCTGTATCGAGGGAGGGCGGCGAGGATGTCTTCGAGATCCCTCTCCAAGCCGTCGTGGTCCCCCTCCTCGTAGTTCGGGACGATCGCCTTGGCGATGTAGTTGAACTCGACACCACCCGGAATCTCCTTCTCCTCGGTTTCCACGTCCACGACAACCGACCGAGGTGCTGCCCGATGGCCGAGGTTCACGACGAGGCCGTTGACCCTGTGCGAATAGTCCAGCGCCTGGATCTCTTCCCAGTCGAGAGCCGGGGAGATCTCCAGCTTTCCGGCGAGTTTGCTGTAGTGCGTCACCTTTTCTCTCTCCTTTCCCGCGAGAGACCTTTTCACCCTGCCTCTCGTCAATTCGATTCTTCCAGAGGAATTCCCTTTTGCCTAGCCGCATTTCACAGAACAGGGAACCTTTCACCAAAACCTTGAAAAGATCCTGTGGGATGCTGGCTGCGAAACAAAGGAGGGAATCATGGCCAAGCCGCCCACCGCCGCGAAATTCGCGGACCTCCTTCGGAGTGAGGGCCTCAAAGTCATCGAGCATGGTGACTGGGAGACGCACAACCGAAACTCCAAGGGTGCTTGGGGTCCACTCAATGGCGTGATGATCCACCACACCGTCACCGAGGGGACCAATTACAGCGTTCAGCTCTGTCGGGACGGACATTCCACCCTTCCGGGCCCGCTGTGTCACGGAGTCATCGCCAAGGACGGAACCGTTCACCTCGTCGGCTACGGCCGCGCCAATCACGCCGGTCTCGGTGACCCGGACGTGCTGCGCGCCGTCGTCGCCGAAACCGCACTTCCCGTCGACAACCAAGCGACGGTCGACGGCAACGCCCATTTCTATGGTTTCGAGTGCGTCAACCTGGGCGACGGGAAGGATCCGTGGCCGGAGGCCCAACTTGAAGCAATCGAGATGGCCGCAGCCGCCCTGTGCCGTTATCACCGCTGGTCCTCGGGAAGCGTCATCGGTCACCTGGAGTGGCAGCCGGGCAAACCCGACCCCCGTGGGTTCTCGATGAACACCATGCGGGCCCGTATCGCGGACCGGCTGAAGCAGCAGAACAAGCCCGCACCGCTTCCGGCCCCACAGAAGCCGAAGGTCGACCTTTCCAAGCTGATCATCGCGGCGAACTCCGACCCGGAGAAGAGGGGCACACCCGTCAGCTACAGCGGCGTCAAGACAGTCGAAGTTGCCCTCGTCAATGCCGGTCTGCTGGAAAAGCGATTCTCCGACGGCCACTACGGGACGACCACTCTCGACGCCTACTCCGCCTGGCAGCGCAAGTGTGGCTACACCGGACAGGCCGCCGACGGAATCCCCGGACGAGACTCCCTGACCCGCCTCGGCAACAAGTACGGCTTCGAGGTCGTCTCGTAACTGAACCAACTGAATCCAACCACGACAAGGACAAGCAGTGACTGACATCCCCGACATGGAGACCGTCGTCAAGACGGGGACCACGTACGCCAAGGACTTGCTCGAACGGATCGTGTGGACGTTCCTGTTCGCGGCAGGCAGTGTCGCCGTTCTTGCCGGACCCGGCGATCTGTTCTCCGCTTCCTTCTGGGAGACCACCCTCGCCGCTGGGGTCGCAGCCGTCGGGTCCCTCGTGAAGGGACTGGTGGCCCGCTACCTCGGCACGAAGAACTCGGCCTCCACCGTCAAGGGGGTCTGACCCATGCTCTCGGCGGTCCGGCGGCTCGGAAAGCTCCTGGGCCGCCGAGGCACTGCTCTCGCGCTCCTCGGCATCGGCAAAGTGTCGTACGGACTGGCGGTCCAGGCGACAGGGCCGGTCCCTCGGGGCCTTGTCCTTCTTCAGGAAGCAGGTGGGATCCGCTTGTGGTCGCTGACCTGGGTGGTGTGCGGTGCGCTCACATTCGCCTGCGCCTGGCTCCGGATCGGCCGTGACCTGCTGGGATTCATCGCCGCACTCACTCCTCCGCTGATCTGGGGCATCGCCTACCTGTCTTCCGCGCTGTTCTACGGGTATACGCGAGGTCTCGCGGTGTTCCTCTGGTTCGCCACCAGTCACGTCGGAGTCATCCTCTGGATCTCCACCATCCCGGAGCATTCTCTCCCTTATTCACTCTGGCGGAGGAGACGATGACGGGAACTTGGGGTGTCCTGGCCGGGGTAGTCAGTGCCTTCCTCGGGGCATCCGCCCTGCTTGCGAGCGGGCTTTTCGCGGCAAGGGCGACGAAGGCAGCCGCCCGTACCACGGCAGAGGCCCAGAGGTACCAAACACAGATGGCCGCCGAGCCCGCTCAGAGGGCAGCCGATCTCGCCGCGTTCCAGGCGATCCGGGACGACATGCAGCACGAGATCGACAACTTGAAAGCGGAGGCCCTCTCGTTGCGGTCACTGGTCAGAGCCTTCACGATGTACGTCTCGGACCTCACGGCACAGATGAGAACTCAGCACATCGAGCCGCCCGACCCGCCGGAGCGTGTGAAGGAGTACAACCGGACCGGCGTGTAGGGAAGTCTGGTCTCGCAGGGCCCGGCCACAGCGCCGGGCCTTCTGCGTTGCTGGTCAACTTCGTGTGATGTTCTAGTGATTCCCCACGAAGCTCCGTGGAACGTGCCCGCTACTCTGGTGCGGTCCATCGGAAAGGAACACACATGAAGGTCCCCTCCCCGACCCCGCCTGCGGACAGGGTGGAAACCAAGGTCTACGTCGTCGGCGCGCTCAAGGGCGGAACCGGCAAAACGCGACTGGCTATGCTGATCGCCCTCATTCTCTCGACAGTTTTCCGCCGGACGGTCGTGGTCTTCGACGCGGACTCCGGCTCGCAGACCTCCTCGAACTGGCCGGTCAAGGCCCAGCAGCGCGGCTACGACTGGCCGGTGGAAGTGATTCGGCACCCCTTCGACACCCTGGACCGGGAGATCGACAAGGTCCTCGCCAGGGGCGATGTCGATTACGTCATCGTGGACGTCGGCGGCGGCAACGTCGCCGCGTTCCAGGCGGCGGTGAAGCGGGCCCACAAGCTGCTCGTGCCCCTGTGCCCCGACGAAGGTGATCTGGAGCAGGCCCCGAAGACCCGGGACGCCGCGCTGATGGCGGCCAGCCGGAACTCCGTCGGCGGCTGCGCCATGTACTACGTCCTGTCCAGGTGTGTGAACTCCCGCGACAAGGACGACGCCCGGTACCAGCTCTTGCTGGAGGAGGAGAACGGACCTGACGGGTCCTATCCTCTCGTCGACACCGACATCCCGATGCTGGTGGCTTACAAGCGGGCCTTCGGGCGGGTTCCGCAAATGCGCGGGTCCGCCGTCGACGAGGACTGCCCCCGCTGGAAGGACCTCGTGGGCTTCCTGCCGCTGCTCCTGGAGACGGAGATTCTGACGGCCCGCGAAGTCCTGGATTCCGGCTTGATGACCCAGCGCGAGGTCGAGAAGGTGAGCATCTGATGTCGAAGGGACAGATCATCGGCCCAAAAACCCCGCGACGAGGGATGCTCCCCCCGTCGGGCCACGGTCCGATCGAGGTGACGAAGGACGGGGAGACCTCGCCCGTCCCCTCCCAGCAGCAGACCTCCGAGGACACTGCTCAGCC